GGCCATGGTCAGGGTGGGGGCATTGCTGGCCATGCCAAAGGGGCCGACTGACCCGAGCGCAAACGCCGCGTCAAAAATCGCCGCCTTGGTGACCCCGCTGAGGGTGACGCTGGTGGCAAATTCAGACAAGTTCATAAATGCGCTGATGTCTTTGGTGAACATGGCTTAAGCTTTAGGCCTAGACCGTCAACGCGTCGACCATGGTGGCGAACGACTCAACGTTACGCACGGCCACATCTACGTCTTGCAGGGTGACTACGCGCACAGTTCCGGCGGTGCTTCCTGTGTAGTGGTCAACCATGAGGTCTAAGCTGCCCCACATGCCGATGATGAGGTCGGCAAAGTTGCCAAACAGGATGGCCGAGCAGACGCCTGAGCTAGTGCCTTTGGTCAAGTTGCTTGGCACGCCGTTGGTGATGGCGGCACGGTAGCCGTTGATGGGGGTGTTGCCAGCGTCCCATACAGGCATGCCGTTGGTGGATGCAAACTTTTGTGTTGATTTGAGCTTGCCGCGCACCTTGGCGTTGGTGAGGTAGCCCATAGCGCCTACGTCTGCATTGGCGGCGGCCACTGCGGTTTCGAGGTCGATCATGTTTTGCCATGTAGGCGCTAAGCCGTTAGCGCCACCGATGACACCGGCGGTGATGAGGGTAAGCAGGCCAGATGGCTGGTTGCTGGCACCGCTGCCGTTGATTGCGGCTTGCTGGATGGCCAGGCCGAGCACAGTGGCTAAGTCAGTTTGCACCATGTTTTCCACGTCGATGCTTGATTGCAGCAGCAGGCGGCGGCTGATGTCAGTGAATGCACCAACAGTTTTTGGTGTCATAGTGACTTGCGCTAGGGTTTGCTGCGATTCAGTCGGTGCGGAGTTTTCTGCTACCCAATAGGCTGTAGCGGCGCCTGACTGTTTGGGGATGGCTACCTGACCCACCAAGCCGGTGAGCATGCGCGCGCCCAGGCTGTCAATGACCATGGCGTGGCGCAGGGCACTGATGAAGTCTTGCGGGCGCAGGTCTGTGGCCACGGTGTAGCCGCCCGCATTGGCGGTGCCAGCGGTGAGATCGCGCTTTTGAACGTCGGTTGGCAAAAAGAAGCCACGGGCGGTTTTGCCCATTTTCTTACCCACGGCTTCAGAGGCGGCGCGCTCCAGGCCAGCGGCCTCTTGGGCGGCGCGGTCACCGGGGTTGGCCATGGCGTTGATGGCGCGCATGACGCTGTACTGCTTGACTTCGGCGTGGCTTAGGCCGATGTCTGATGTGGGCAGGGGTTTGCTGGCCAGGTGTTTTAGGGCGATTTGTTGAAATTCTTCGACGGTTTTGCCGTCTTGGATGGCGCGCAGGGCTAGGTCAGCGCCGCCGGGGATGGTGGCTGCAATGGCGCTGATTTCTGCGGCGTGGTTGCGCTGGGCAACGACTTGGGTGGTTTCTGTGGTCATGATGGCTTTCTGTTGAGTGTTGGAGGTTGCGGCGGGTGTTGCTTTGTCTTCAGGGTCTGCGGTGGGGCCGTCCATAGGCTCTACGGCAGCGTCTTCAGGTTCGGGCTTGTCCGTTTGCCAAACGGTGACTTGCACCGTGAGGTCTTTGGTAGAGATGTCGGCATCGGCGCTGCGGCCAATGCCCACGCTGGCATCAGCGGGGACGCTGACAAGCGAGATTTCAAAGGGCTCCCAGTCTGTGACGCGGTAGGTTTCCACACCGTCCTTTGTCTCAATAAGTTGCGCTTTGTGGATCATGTAGCCGACGGACACGTTGCGGCGGATGCCGCCGAGTACGTCTTGCCACACTTCTTCTGCCCGAGCGCTTTTCCCAAAGCGGACTACAGCACGACCTACCCGGTCAGTACCGATTTGGACAGATTCGATAACGCCCACAACGTCTTTAGAGTCGTGGTCGCATAAGAGGTTAGCGCCGGTGCGCAGGCGACCGGTACGCATGGATGAGGCGGTGCAGTCCAGCACTTCAATGCCCCAATATCGTTCGTAAGGGGTTTCGCTGGCAAAGGCCAGGGTGGCGGTGCGGGTGGCTTCGTCAATGGCGCGGCGTTCTACCGTGAGGGCGCGCTCGGCCCGGCCTTTTTCAAGGTGGCGCTGGAGGCTTTCAGGTAACGTTGTTTTTGACATAGGGGCGACTTTCTCAGGGCTGATATGACATAAGCAAGGCAGGCTGTGTCATGGGTTGCAATTTATTTTGTTTTTGTTGGCTGGCGGTGCGATAAACCGGTTCTTAAGCGTTTAGGGTACAGGCGCAGGTTGGGCCGCTTGGACACCAGGTGTTGGGTCGTAGGCTGTGAGTTGCACGCCTAAAAGTTTTGCGCTAGCTTGGGCGGCTGCGATGCTGGTGAGGGTGTCGTCAAAGTCGTAGCCCATGGCGTTTGCCAGGTCTTGCGGGGCCATGAGGCCGGCTTTGACTGCCAGTATCTTGGCCTCCATATCGCCTTTGGGGTCTACCCATTCCCAGCGGCGGGCTTGCCATTCGTGAGCGCTGAATTTGGCTATTTTTGAGGCGGGCAAGGCGCTGCCGTTGGCCATGGTGATGGCACCACTGAGTAGCGCGCTTTGAAGCCATAGTTTGTACACGGGCTCCATAAATGCGCCGATAAACCACTCTTGGTCGGATGCCCAGCGGTCGCGCTCTTCCAGGCTGCCGGATCGGATACTGGAGTAGCTGACGCCTTCGAGGTCGTTGGCTAGGCTGTGGTAGGCCACACGCCAGCCGCTGGCAATGCGCTGCAAGGTGGTTTTGACAAAGGGGCCAAATACTTCATTGGGGTATTTGCTGTCAAACGGCTGGAAGCCAACGCCCTGCGGGAGTGTGTCGAAGGTGCCGGGTTGGCTAGCAGTGATGGGTTGGCCGCTTTCGTCCATGCCGCCAATGGGGGCTTGTCCGTCTGGCGTTGTAAAGAAGCCATAGTGGTTTGCGCCGTGCTCTGCGGCTAGCAGGGCGGACAGTTTGAAGTTGCCCAGGTGGTGCAGGCTAAGCATGCCTGCGGCCATCCAGGGCACGCCGCGCATTTGTTCGGCGCGCTCAATTTTGAAGCAGTGCAGGGTTTCGGTGGTTGGTATGCGCACGCGCTGGCGGTTGCTTTGAACGCCGTCATTGGGGTGGGCGGCGTAGAGGTGTAGAGCCACTGGGCGGCGGTAGTCGTCAACCTCAACGCCCAAAATGATGGCGTTTGTGGTGGCTGTTTTGCCCACGTTCAGGGTAGTGTCGATGCGGTCTACGTCGATGATTTGCAGGGCGATGCCGTATTTGTTGGCAGCTTCAGTGCCTCGGACGATGCGCACCAAAAATTCTCCGTCAGACGGTAGGCCTCCTACCAAGGTGTCGCAGATGTCGCGCAGGCTTTGGCGCCCAGTGATGTCGCAGGCTTGGGACCAGTCTTTCCAGGCGGTTTCAATGGCGGTGTTGGCCAGGCGGTCTTGTATGCCAGGGCGGTCTTCTGTGCGCACTTGTAGGCGCACACCGCCGGGGCCGATGATGTTGTTTTTGCACATGCCCGCGAATTTGACGGCGTAGTCGTTGTTTTGGAGCAGCTCGCGGCCACGGCTGCGTAGTTTGTTGAGGTCGCTGCGGAGCTCGTGGTTAAGGCTAGCTTCGGTGGCCATCCAGTTTGCGGTGAGGCGGTCCATCCGGGCAGCCTGGAAGCTGCGCTGGTGGGCGGGTTTTGGTGTGCCGCGCAGCCAGGTAGCGGCTTTGTTCAAGATGGTTTTGATTTGCATAGCTGCGGGGGTGGGTTATGGACCAAAGCGGACTAGGACGCGCCGGGGGTCTGGCAGGCCACGGGCAAGGCGGGCGCGGGCGGCTTCTTGGGAGACTTCAAAGCGATAGCGGTCACGCAGGGAGAGTAAGTCTGGTATGCCTAACCGTTGGAGCTTGCGCCCTGCTATTTCGTAGCTGGCGGCGCTGAGGTTGTTGGGGTTTTCAAGGTAGGCTTCAACCGCTTCTAAGGCTTTGCGGGCGTGGCTGCGGGCGTCAAAACTAGCACCGGAGTAACCGGCTGATATGGTGATGTTGCCGCTGGCTATGGTGTGGACTTCACCGGATTTACTGACTTGGGCGCGCCATTCGTAGCTACCTGCTGTCCAGGCTGCAGTGGTGGCGGCGTCTACGGTGATGAGGTGGTTGTCACCTTGCGCGATGGCATCAAAAGTGATTTTTGCCGTGGCGTTGATCAGGGTGTAGGTAAGGGTCCACCCATTAGCGGCGCTGTAGTCTGGTAGGGAGCGAAGCCAGATGGCGGTGTCGCCGGCAATAAGAGTAGCGGGTTCGGTGGTGGGGGTTTTGGCGGCCATATTGGGGGACTATGGCGGCGCAAGAATGACATAAGCAAGGCAGGCGGTGTCATGGCGCGGGGTGGGCCGCTGCCTGAGGGTGGTTTGCCAGGTGGGGTTGCTATTTGCCGGTGATAACGCGCCATATTTGGCGTTCGCTTAGGTTGTGGTGTCTTGACAGGTAGGCAATGTGTTCGCCTTTTTGAAATTGGCGGCGGATGTTTTCGTTACGGATGCTGCGGCCTTGCCCTTCTTGCCGGCTGATGTAGACGCGGTCGCCCCCAAAGATTCGTCTGGCCTGGGCGCTGGCATGCTGGGCAATGTGCTGGCGGATTTTGGTGCGCACCTCTGGCGGTGAGAGGGCAAGGGCGCAGGCAATGGTGTATTCGACCACGTCTTCGGTGACGGGGACAGCGTCAAGTAGCTTGGCTGCCAGGGCGGGGCTGATGAGGTCGATAGGGGTGTTGGTGTTTACCATGATGCGGTGGGTCGGTAGGGTTGGCGGGCTGGGCGGGCAAACGGTTTTGGTGGAGGTGGCGCGATGATGGCTGGCTTGGCGCTATTAGGTTGGTAGATTTCTGCGCTTGCTGTATCTTGTGGGCGCACAGTTTTGATGACAAACAAATCATCGTGCATGGGCTGAATGACAGACTCAATGGCGGTCCAGCGTTTGTCGCTGTAGTTGTGCAAGCCCAGGCTGAAGGCAGCGTGCAGGGCGTAGTTACGGCAGTCAAGCACTTCGTTGCGCTGGCGGCGCTTGACCCACTTGTAAGCATCACGCCCGTTGACTTTGGCCAGGATGCGTTGCTCTGCTGTGAGCTGCTCGAACCATTCGCGCGGCAAGGCGTTGCTGAAGTGCACGTAACCTGGGCCTGGCTTGGTGAGGCTGAGCTGGCCCAGCAAGAGGTCTTTGGCGGTGTCGACGCCAATGCTCCAGAGCTTAACGCCGTTGGGCCATTTTTGGCCACGCCAGTTCACCTCTTGGCTGCTGCTGGGGCCGAGGATGGGCTTTTGTTCCTCAGAGCTTCCTTTGATGGCGCGCAAGCATGGCAGGTTGTGGGTGTTGCGGCGCACCCAGTTGTACACAGCGTGGGTTTGGTCGCTGGAGTCGATGGTGATGGCGCTCAGGCCCATGCTGCCTGCATGCCAGGCTTGTTGGTATCGGCGTTGCAGGTAGGTGGTGACGTGCTCCCAGTCTTCGTCGCTGCTGGGGTTGCCTTCGATGATGTGGTGGTCGACAAGCCAGGACTCTAGGCCACGGCCCCAGGCCCAGACGTTAATCTCCCATCGGTTTCGTTGCACATCTATACCAGCAGTCAGCACCAGGCCGCCAACGGGCACGGTGCATAGTTCGTAGGGTTCAGCGCGGGATTGCAGGGCGTGTTCGTCACTGCGTTCGCCTTGCAGCTCCCAAGTCTCTGCCAGGGTTTCGTTGACGAACAGTTGCATGGGGCCTGCGTCACCTTTTTTGAGGGTGGCATTGGCTTCTAAAAACTCTTTGACGATGCTGGCCCAACTGCGCTGTGGGCTGTAGGCGGCCCACACATGGGCACCCAAGCTGCGCGGGGGTGTGGCGGGCATGCCTGCCTGGCCGCGCCAGATGCGGTCGGGGCCATAGCGCAGGCCGGTTTTTTGGCAGACCCAGGTGCCGGTCATGGGCTGTCCCCCTTTGAGGTAGTCGGCTTGGGTCATGATGCCGTGGCAGTGCGGGCAGATGTGGTGCACGCTGTCGGGGTCGCCTTCGATCCACTTGAAGCCGTGGTCTTTGTCTTTTCCACCCCACATCAGCGGGTGATCGGCGCCACAGTGGGGGCAGTCGATGTAAAACTTGACTGAACCATCGGCGTTGTCAATAGCGCGTTCAACGTGGTCCAGGCCTTTGATGCGTGGTGTAGATCCACCGATGAACTTGGGGTACGGTGCGCCTTCCAAGCGGCCTTTGGCCAGGCCACCGGGGTCGCCGGATTTTTCTACCTGTTGGTCAAAGGCGCTCCATTCATCCAGGATGGCCACCGCCACTGTAATGCGGCGGTAAGCGCGGGCGGCTTTGCCACCCAGCAGGTGCAGGGCACAGTCACGAAACTGCTTATATTTGATGGTGTCTTCGTGGCCTTTGCCAGTTTTGCGGGCAGCTTTGACGGCATCTATGGCATCAAATACGGGGTCAATTTCGCTTTTGACGTAGCTGTCGCGGTCGTCGTCTGTAGGCTGCCAGATGGCTTGCTTGCGGCGGCGGTGGGCGATGTTGTAGGCGACAAAGGCGGTGACCATCTTGGTGTAGCCCACGCGCTTGGATTTCATCACGGCGAGTTCTTCAATTCGATCATCGCTCATGAAGTCCAGCAGGCCCAACTGAAACGCCCATGCCTCCCATGCGCCTTTTTGGTGGCTGGATTCACCGGCCAGCTTAAAGTTGTCAGCCGCCCAGTCACTCAGCCGCTGGGGCACCTCGGCGCGCAGGCTGTCCAGACCCAGGCGGGCGGCGGCCTTGATGGCGGTTAGGGTGGCTGGGTGCACTGTCGTCATTGAGCAGTTTGCAGTGATACGTGACAGGTGGCGGCATCCACGGTGGCATCAATCCCCAACGCATCAGCCAGGGCGTCGTCTTCAGCCTCAAGTGCCATGGCATCCACAGTCTCGTTGACCAGCTTGGCGGTGGACCTGATCCACTCGTTGCGAGCTGAAGCAATGACCTGCATCACCGTGGCTTTGGCATCATCGGCCAAAGTTGGGCAGGCTTTGCGCAAGGAACCTTCGAGCTGATCGAGGCGGTCTACCACGGCGCTGCTGGCCATGCCAAGCACATCGGCCAGCAAGCCAATGGGGGCGTACTCACCACGGAAAATGTCGTTCTTTAGGTCTTGTGCAATGCGCTGGCTGCGAGCCAGGGCTGCACGCTCTTGCACTAGGTCCAGTCCGCCTTCCTCGCCCATGCGCCCGGCAGCCTGTTCACGCAAGCGGTCGCAGTATTTCAGCAGCCACACGCGGGCCGGGTTACCACGCTCTAGTCGGCCATCGGTAAACATGGCGCTGACGGCCCCTTCACTGACTCCAACCAGAGCCGCAAAGTCAGCCTGTGTGATTTGGAAGTCCAGCAGGATACGGTGATTGCTACTCACTTAACCCCCTTAGGAGCATCACGAAACAGTCCAACACTGCGGTGCGCATTACCCGCAGTGAAATGGTTGTGGTAGTACCTTGAAAGGGGGTCATAGCCTGGCACTCGCTAAAGCCTTTGATAGCTCTGCGTCAAAGGCGGGCTGGAAGGTTTTGGTGACGACTTCGTGGCCAAGCTTGTCCAGGTCAATAAATTTGCGGTAAGCGACTGGGTCAACGTACAAAATCATTGGGCTCAATACGCTTTTGTTGCCGGTTTCTTGACGTTTGTAGATGCCGGGGTGCAGATGGGTGGTAGCGCCGGGCTTTACAACAAAGTAGGCGGTGGCTTTTTGCGCTTTGCCTGCGCCAGTGCGGCGGTAGATGCGCAGGCCTGGGCGCTGTGTGCCGATAGCGCCCAGCATTTCAGTGAGTGCGGCGCGGCGCATGTTTCCGTATCTATCTAATGGCATGCCCCGGCCTGGCGCAATGGTGAGTCCGTTGGGTAGTAGGCCGTGGCCGCGCAGCCAGCCTTCGATGTTTTTGAATTTACGGGGGCCACCGGTGAATAGGTGTGCTAACGCTTTGGTGTAGCTGGTGCCGCCGGCGGGTGCGTCTTGGCGGAGCGCTACTTTGACCGTTAGGTTGTTTTTGTCTGCGCGTTTTACGCTGAAGGCGCGCAGGCTGTAGGCGGTGGCGCCGCCTTTGAAAGTTGCCGCCATGTCTTTTTTTAGTTGGGCGTTGACGGCGTAGGCTGTTGTGTTTAGCGCGCGGCTGGCGGCGTAGTTGGCCTGTTTGGCCGCATTACCAAGCATGGCGCGGACTTCGGTTAGGCCTTCAATTTTGATGTTGATTTGCATTGGGTTGGGCTTTTTGCGTTTAAACGGCTTTGGAGGCGTTTATTTGGTTGACTGCGGTTACCCCACCAGCTACAAAGCTGGGCGCGCCTGTGAGCGTGATGCTTAGCCCTCTTAGGCCTGGGAAGAGGTTTTGTGCTTGTAGGTCTTGCACCAGGTTGTGGAGTTGGGGCCAGTTCTTGACCATGCGTTGTATTTCGGCGGCGTTTTCAGGGGTGCACCGAATGGTTTTGCTTTGGGTTTTTTCCATCATCTTTTTTTTAAGGTTAAAAAATAAGGGTGATCGAGCGCGTGTGCCGGGTGTGCCGGGGTGTGTGCCGGGTGTGTGTGAAAAATACGTATATATATCAACGATGTGCCGGGTGTGCCGGGTGTGCCGGGTATATATACGCATGTGAGCGCGTTTGTGTGGTGTGTTTGTGGTTTTGGTTTTACGTGTGCGTGCGTGTGTGATAGACCCGGCACACCCGGCACAAGAGCGAAACACCCGGCACAAAGCCCGGCACAGACCCGGCACACCCGGCACAAAATGAGGTTTTTGCGTCATGCGTAGCCTCCGGTGGTGGCTTTGTAGTCTTTGAAAGCGGTTTTAAAAACTTCGACACGTTCATCGAGCCAGTCAGATTCGTTTACGGCGGCGGGTTTTTCTTGGCCTCCGGGTAGGTGCAGCACACGTACCGGGTTGCTGCTGCCACTTAGGCGCTTGCGCTCAACCTTGCCATGGTGTTTGCGGTCTACCGCGTTCATAAACTTTGGTTGGTTTAGTGTTTTGAGGCCTTGGCGGCGGCACCATTCGCCATAAAGTTCGTAAAAGTCTTGACTTAGGCAGGGTGTGAGCAGCGCAGGGCGGTTTTTGGCCGGGAAGCCCTCGATGTCGCCGCGCTCAAAAGCAAGAGCAAAGCGGCTGGGGCTGTCAAGACTTTGGTCGATCAGCTCAAGCTTGGCGTCGGTCATGGGGGGCTTGCTGGCTGGGCCAAAGTCGCCCAGGTCTAGGTGCAGCAGGTAGTCGTGCAGCGCGGCCCCGCCGCCGTTGTCTATCTCATGCTTGAGCCCGGTGTAAAAGTCCGCGCTGAGTTTTTCAGGGGTCCAGATTACTGCGTGGCGGCGGTCGTCTTGTTCGACGATGGTTGGCATGGACTCGTTGCTGAGAAAAACCATGTTGACGTGGTTGCGTTCGTCATACGCAGCCATGTTTTTTGGGTTAATGCGGATCCATTCGCCGGTGATGAAGGCTTTGAGTTTGTTTTTGACGTGGTAAAGGTCAGAGCGTGCAACCACTTCGTCTGCAATTAAAAACAGGCGGCGGCTGGCCCAGTCGTTGAACTTGTCTTCAATGGCGCTCTGATCAATGATGCGGCCGTAGCGGCCATAGATGCCCATAATGACTTCAAAAAACATGTTTTTGCCCGTGCCCTGCGGGCCGTGCACCACGACGGTGGTTTGCATTTTTGCGCCGGGGTGCTGGATGGGGTAGGCAAGCCAGCAGATAACCCACCGAAAGAGTTCTTCTGGCTTGCTGTCACCTGCGCACATGTAGCGAAGCAGGTCAATTAGTGACTCGCAGTTGCCAGCTACAGGGGTGGTTGGCCAGCCTGACCACAGGTTGCAATGGATGTTTTTGTCAGTGCAGGCGGGGTCGAAGCCTACGTTTTCTATACGGACGATTTGACGTTCTGGGTGATCAGACCATTCGCGGTGAATGAACCGGCCCATGCACACGTCGCGCATGTCGCTTAGCGGTAGCAGGCAATGTTCTTGGTGGTCAAACACTGTGCCACCTTGACCGTATACCAGTGCATAGCGTTCAAGCAGTTCATCTACGGTTTCAATTGGTTTGAGTGGGTTTTTTTCAGCGCACCCGCACCCCTGCGGTGTGGGTGCAGGTTTTGCGCCCAAGCGCCAACCCAATGCCGTGATGCGGGACTCAAGCTGGGTGCGCACTACATGCAGGCCTTCGGACGCAGCCAGATCGTTAAAGTCAGTAAGTTTTGTCCCTTTGGTCGCGTATGCGGCCAGGCGCGCCGCAGCGTCGGTAAAGGCCGGGACAACAAAAGCACCTCCGACTTGCATGGCGGCTGCGCTGGCACAAGTAACGCCTGGGTTGCCTTCGCTAAAGGTGTCGTCATCGGCACATATCAGGAGCCGGGCGGTTTTGTACCGGGTATGCAGCACAGCTGCTACCGGCGCTAGATTCCCCGCGTCGAATGCTACGGCTACTGGCAGGCTGGTTGCTTCAAACAGCGTTGCCGCCGTGGCGTAGCCTTCTGCCACCAGGATGACGGGGGAGCCAACGGCCATGCCGATTAGGTGGAAGTGGCCTTTTTTTACCAGGCCTTTAGGCCAGAATTCTTTTTCAAGAAGTTTACGGGTGGGGCTGCCCTGCCCTGCCTCTCCAGCTGGCTTGCGCGGCGCGCGCCCGCGAATGATTTGTAGGCCGTGCACTTTA